CAAAAGCTCGACCAATCCAATTTAGTCTAGAGCCAGATTGTGTGGCCTGTTCAGCTTAAAGTTTTGAACCGCATGAAGAATAGAAAGACATGGACAAAGCAATCGAAAACCTCCAAATCAACGAATACAATAACCGAAAGATTGTCATTTCTACGAAGCAGGGAACTCCCTTGCGTATTCAACTTCCACGTATGTATATGCCATTCGGTGTTTCTGGATTTACACCCGAAGTTGGAGCCACCAAATACAATATTGATTTCGCCATTAAAGGATATGACGAAGCGGGTAGCTACATGAAGAAGTTTTACGATTCTCTACGGAAACTGGAGGACACAATCGTCGATGCTGTGGTCGATCAGAGTGAAGTTATTTTCGGCTCTATGATGACCAAAGAAGAACTACTACCCATGTTCAATTCCAACGTGAAAGAGTCACCTGGTAGGGAACCAAAGTTTCGAATCAAGGTCGATACGAATGTGGAGGAACAAATCAAGGCAAACGTATTTGACGGAGACAAGAACCCCAAAAAGGATGAAGTAACCAACGGTCTCTATGCAAGAAATTCAGGTCATGCTATTGTAGAGCTTAATAGTGTGTATTTCTTGAACAGGAAGTTCGGGTGTACTTGGAAGCTTCACCAGCTTGTCGTCTATGGACCACAAAATCTCAAGGGATTTCAATTTATTATTTAGATTTATTAAGAAGTAAAATACTATAAATAGCCTGAGCCTCCTTAAGTAATTTACCTTGTATTCTGGTAAATTTCTTTGGGTCCAGACCTAATTTGATCTTAGCCACTTTGACTGACTCATCCCACTTAGCAAGGGTCATTCTTATTGTATACTTACATTTTCTTAATGAGCTTCTTGTACGCCTTGGTGCCTTCACTGGGCTGAAGCTTAAATTCACCCGCCTTGGGCTTGAAGACATTAACCATAGCCTTCTTACCCTCCTTCTTCATACGCTTCATGGCGGCATCATGGGCAGCCTTGCTCTTGATGCGACCATCCTTGGAATCCTTCATGAGATCCTTCTTGGTGAGACCACCAGCAGTCTTGTCCGCAGTACCATGGAAAACTTCGGCGCGAGAACCAATCATCTTTACTTTATGCTTTGAAAATTTTCTTGATGTCCAAAATTGAAATTTTATCCGTTGTCCTGTTCACGGGGATTTGTTTTTCGATTCGTTCATCGTTGAGGACTTTAGAACACACGATGGACTTATGTCCTTGAAGAGCCATCATCTCTTCCTCGACACTCACAAATCGCGGACACTCCTTATAGATCAACTTCTTCACATAAACGGGTTTGGTTTGTCCTGTGCGGTGACTTCTCCCGATAGCCTGTAGTTCAGTCGCTGGGTTCCAAGATGGAGCGGTGATATAAACGCGTGTCGCCTCTTGGAGATTGAGACCCTGACCACCACTCTTGATCTGAATGATAAAGACTGCACCAGGCTCGGCCTTCTTGAATCCCTCAATCTGTCTGACGCGCTCCTCTTTGGGGACCGATCCATCAATACGAAATACAGGACAATTCAGATGTGACTGAATATGATTCATCTCACCTCGAAATTGACAGAAGACGAGAGATTTTTCATTCGGATGAAATGAAATCATCTCAAATAGAGTCTCCATCTTCTTCGAACGACCAACCCATTTCTCCGCCTGCGTCTCATTCTGTTTGGCAACACCATCAAGATACATTTGTGGCCAAATCATAGCCTGTCGAGCACGAAGTAAACATTCCAAAATGATCATATTTTTGGCGTTAATACTGATGACATTCCTGAATGCATCACGAATGGTATCTTGTGCCTCAAGAAAGACAATCTCGTAGAGTTGCTTCTCATCTGGGTACATATCCAGTTCGACATTTTCAAAATGACACGGGGGTAAGCGAAGACGTTCATTAATGTTAGCCAAATCTTCTTTAGTGCGTCGAAGGATGTAGATGTCCTTGATTTTATTGGTCATACCCTGAACAACCACCTTGGAAAGACCCAAGAATGTGCACAAAGAAACAAAGTCTTCCATCGAATTGAACACCGGGGTACCAGTCACGATCCACTTGATTTGGGTCTGTAGACGACACACACTCTTGAACAACTTAGACTTTTTGTTTCGAATTTCATGGGCTTCATCCAAAATGACTCTATCCCACTGCAACATATGAAGAGGAGTCTTTGAATCGACGCTCCCACCCTTCGTTGTCAATAAAGTATAAGGTGCGAGAGTGACATCAGCCTCTTGAATTCTCCTTTCTGGACCATCAAAGATGTTGATCGTCAAGTGAGGTGCAAAGCGATTGATTTCTTCCACCCATTGGGTAATGATCGACTTTGGTACGATGATTAGGGTGCGAGGTTTTGGATTCCCAAGCATAGTTGCCACGAGCTGAACGGTCTTACCCAATCCCATTTCGTCACAAAGAAACCCACCTTTGGGGCCAGACGTTTGATTTTCCATTGTAAGCATCCAGAGAACACCTTCACGTTGGTAGGGTGCGAAAAGCCTACCACTCAGAGTGTTCTTAGCATGTGTGTATTGGTCTTCAATCGTCATCGTATGGATCTTCGTCTGAAAGTACTTGAACTTCACAGATGACTGGTTCAGGTTCCTTTTTCTTTCGCGTCTTTTTCAACTTAGGTTTTGGAAGTTCATCTATATGTTCTCTGTAGTACAACACCTTTTCCCAAAATTCTTTCATGACGGGGAAATATGTCTTGAACCATTCGCGATCACGAGGAACATTGACAACATCAAATTCTTCTGGTTTTGGCCAGTTTGTTTCTGCCGGTTTATACTGAATGAAATCTGCAGACTCCAGATCTAAGATTTCCATACAGAGTTGAAGTTGTGGCATGTAATGTTCGGGTACCTCACCTGGAATGATCGCCCTTTGTGGTGGACACTTAATTTCAACAAGTTTTCCAGATTCACTGACACCGTCAGGACTTCCACCAAGCCAACTATGCTCTGGATGAGGACAAAGACCAATCTCATGAACAACTTCACCATGACGCTGTTCGTAAATGATACGCGCCTCATCTTCGTACTTCTCACCATGTCTCGTAGCTGCGTTTCCAGTGAATTTTTCACCGAGACCACACTTTTTTAGTAAGAGACCTTCAGGTGTTTCATACTTATTTTTACCAATCGCTGTAGCCGCGTCACTCGCTGTAAGCATATTTCCACGCAGTTTCAACCACGCTTCACTTTTCTGTGCATCATATTCCCGTTCAATCAAAACCTTTACATTCGGATGCATGTTAGGTTAATTGAGGTTATAATTTTTAAGCTCATCCATCACTTGAAAATATATCTGAGCAGCATTCTGTTCAGCCTGTTTTTTACTCTTTGCCACACCTCTAGAACAAAACAAGTTATTGATGTAGATGTCAATGTAGAAAAGACCTTCGTGGTGTGCGGCAACGCGATATTCAGGAAGTTGCCAGTTATTCACCTGACAATGTCGCATGAGATGATCTTTGTAGTTGTCATCAACCATGATGGAATTTAAGTCGACGAGTTTGGGATCTTGATAAATTCGAAGAATAAACTCCTTCGCGTGAATCAACCCGATGTCCATGTAGATCGCACCGATGAGGGCTTCGAAAACATCTTCTAAGATCTTTGGGTTATTGTTCCACCCATTTCGCATACCCTTTTCATCCATTACGACGAGCTCATTAAGACCGAGAGCATTCGCAATGCGAGCTAATGTTTCACCACGAACGAGCTTTGTGCGAGCTTTCGTGAGGAAACCTTCCTGACGACTTTCAAAACGATCAAATAAAAATTTAGTGATGACGAAGCCCAACACTGAATCACCAATAAATTCTAGAGTTTCGAAAGACTCTGTAAATTGTTCATACTCCTTGAGAGCAGATTTATGAGTAAAAGCCTTTTGGTACAAATCAAGGTTTTTGATCTTTGTACCAACAAGTTGTTCAGCCCTTTCTTTGGTAATGAAAGTGACCATCGTTGTTATGTAACGTATGTGTTTATTTTTTAAGCCTCCTTCTTGACGTAGTGAGGACTGAGGTACTTCTGGAGGTTAAGGTAAGTAACCTGGACGTCAGCGGGAGGAGCGAGAAGATCCTTAAGCTTGTCGTCAAGGATAATCTGACGACCGTTATCGGGGTGCTTAAGACCCTTGTCAGTGATGTACTTGTTGACAGACTTGGTCACCTCAGAACGAGAGATGAGCTCATCCGCTGGAAGTCCAAGAAACGCGCGCAACTTAGGGCTTACATCCTGCTTTCGGTTGAACCCGTTGTTGGCGGCGCGAGCCTTCGCCTTCTCACCATCAGGGTCGTCCTGAGTACTCTTAATCTTACGAATAAGCTTTGTGAGGTTCTTCACGTCAGTGCGGAGGGCAGCAAGCTCGGTCTGAATAGTTTCAAGAGACATTATATCTTTCTTACCTGCTTAATCTTTAAGTTTCTAAAAAAGAGTATCGTTACGACCGTAACGATCAGCCACAATATAAACATAAAGAATCGCTTATCTATCGCAAAATAGTTTGGTCGATCTATGTAACGGAAGGGTTCTCTGGATCCATCGTCAGGACATCCACCAGCACAGCAGCCTGCTGGGCATGACAAAATATTGGATCCCTTTCTCACAGCACAAAATTGCTCCTTACTTCCTTTGTATGCGTAACATCTACAGTTTTCAATAACGTTGCAGACCATATTATTATATCACGATATAATAATGGATGATAAGATTTATTCCAAAGTGGCCATAGATAAATACATTGATGAAAATCTTCTATTCAAGGATGCAAAATTGAAAAAGTACTACGAACGAAACTTACAGAGAGATTTTGGTAAATTTCGTAGTCGGGTGCGAACTACACATTCCGACAAAGATTTTGAAAAGATTATGTATGTTTTTGTCACAGATTCCATACGTGATATCATACTTGAAACCTTGGGAGAACTCACAAAGTTTTTGAGTACTTCTGGTGATCTCGTCGTGAGTGGTGGAGAAGCGTTTAATTTGTACACTGATTTCAATAATAGGATTGTCACCAGTGATATCGACGCAAAGTTCGTACCACGTATCCCAATGAATGAAAAGTATTTTGGTAAACTACAAGCCGTCAAACTTATTCTCTGGAATAAGCTTGGTGAACTCGCAAAGCGTTTGAATATGCGCGTCAAAAAAAGAATTATGGCGATGCAGAAAAAACATTCCAAATTATTTAAATTTTTAGGAATTGGTTTTAAACAATCTGGGCCATACGTCACACGAAGATATTCATTAATCAAAAAGAAGAAGACGTCCAATACTAATAAACCCAGTAAAGGTGATATTTTCATCGACGTTGAATTGTTTGCTCTCGATCTTAACATTCGATTCTTATCAGCGAAAACGGGTAAAATTGAAGATTTCAACATGGGTGGTATTCTCGACATTCCATTCATGCGACCCCAAGAATTTGGATATGAAGTGGCACTCACTAAGCGACGTGGTATGACATATCGCGACGTGTTAACTGGAAGACTGATTAATGATAAGCGTATTCTTGTCGCCAGTAAGGAGTTCCTCATCGAAGACATTTACCTGATGCATAAACTTCGTCTTCGTCCAGAAAAGAAAGAAAAGGATAGACAAAGACTTGTCAGGTTAGCTCAATTGTTTGATAAACGAATCAAATCCTCAAACTCGATGGATGATGTATTCAGGCGAATTAGTCCCAAAATTGTTACAAAATCTAGGGTACCCAGGAAACCAGTAAAAATTTCCATGAATGCTGCGAAAAAGGTTGATCCACATAAATACAAGAATTTCACGACGAAACCTATGAACGATCGTCTTTCTAAACAGATTGTACATGGTCTCAAGCCGGTTGTTAAAAATACAAATGTCGAAGGGTATAAAAAATCTTCAGGAAATAAACGTTTCAACACAAAAACGCTCAAGTGGAAAAATGTTGGAACAAATGCGTACGTGAAAAACGAATTTCCACTTCGCCCAGAAAATGCAATGCCACTCCCCAAAAATATGAATATCACCAAAACACTTTATGGTTATAATCCCAGGAGAAATCAATGGGTGCCAAAGTCGTTACTGAATAAAGCTGCAGCTATACCATTTGTCGGTTTAAAGAAATGAAACCAAGTGTATACATAAATGATTTACAACACCCCAGCTAAGGGAGAAGATGGTCTGTATTTCGTGAAGGTACTCAACGATGATAAGCGTAAATGTCTTGTTCAGCTTGACAATGTTAAGATTTCTGATGTGTCAAGTGAAGTCGTCATGGATGTTGTAAATGGTGAGAAGATTGAGAATTTTGATGCTCAGAATTTGGATGCCGCCCAAGAGAACTGTGAGACTTGGTTTGGTAAGAAGCTTTCCGAGGGTGTTGTCAGGGGTGCTTATACTTCCAGCCTAAAGGATGGTCAGATGACCGCTGATCGCCTCGACATCACCAAGGTATTCAACGCACAAAAGGAACTCATCGACTTTGATGGTGTCCAGTCCGGTAAGACATGTGATGTTATCCTTGAGTTCGCCGGTCTATGGTTTGCCAAGAAAGCATTCGGGTCTACTTGGAACGTTGTCCAGGTCAGGGTACATGATGACCCAATTATCGATACGTACCCAGACGAATACGCTTTCATCGACGAAGCTGACCAATAAAAAAATTGTTATACATATATAAAAGATGATGAAGGGTCGTAACCAGAACATTCTGATGCTGGTCGCCGTCGCTGCTCTAATCTTCCTCCTTTTCTCCATGAACAACAAGTCCGGTTACGCCATTGTCGAGCGTGAGTATGCCCCCTTCGGCATGGCTCCCGCCGTTGGTCCCGCTCCAGGCCCCGCGGCTGCCTCAGCCGATGCGGTGTGCGGTGGTATGAACAAGGGTACTGGTCTCGCCTCGTCCCTCCTCCCCCGTGAGGTTGCGTCCGCCGAGGACTTCGGTCAGTTTGCCCCAGAGGACATCCTTGCGGGTCAAAACTTCCTCGAGCCCCGTAAGCAGATTGGCTTTCCCGAGACTGTCGGTGGTGCTCTCCGCAATGCGAACCAGCAGATTCGCAAGGATCCCCCCAACCCCAAGGAGCCTTTCGTGTGGAACAACTCCACCATCGTCCCCGATCTTATGCAGCGTGGTTTGTGCGCTTAAAGATTAGAAAGTAGTAGTATATAATTAAACATGACATCTGTTGCACCTGACCTCTCCGAGAATGTATCTAAGCTGGTAGAGCTCACAAAACAATTAGCAGAGGCGAAGTCTGATATCAAGGTTCTTAATCAGGAGGAGAAGCGTCTTAAGGAGATGGTAAAGAAACATATGGTCGAGCAAGGTATCGACACCATTAACCTCAGGAAGGGTAAGATTAGTATTCGTAAAACCGTCAGGAAAGCTGGAATGAACAAGGATGCCATCAAGGATGGTCTTATGACTTTCTTTGGTGGTGATGAGACGAAGGTCGAAGGGGCGATTAATGCCATTAAAGATGGACTTAAGACGAAAGAATCTACCTCACTCTCCCTAACTGGTATAAAGGATAAGCCCCCTAAAGAAGATAAGTAAAACATCATGGTCTGGAGTCAATATATTTACGAAGCGTCAACTGGTTTCGATAATGAAGTTAGTGATGACGACGATTTTAACGATAATACTCCTCTGAATATCGAAGACTGGGAAGTCGAATACTCAGATGAACTCTCGTACATGTGGAACACGATCAGGACACTACTATATGATGCTCATTTGGAACACTCGGGAAAGTTTTGCGACTTTGTTGAATTTTGTTATACAGAACATGATCCGTATATCGAGCGTAGAGAAGGAGAACATGTAAATGAATTATTCTACATTTGGCGAAACGTCAGGCGAATTGTAGATGAAAATAACCTACACGAAGAAATGATGCGAGGTGCTACATTCTATCATTTTCTAGAATTTACGAAAAATTATATGTGTATATATTAAATGCTCCCCGATATTACCTCCCAGAAGGTCGCCATCCCTGCTGCTTTGTTTCTCGCTCTCAGCCCCGGTGTCCTCGTGACTACTGCCGGTAAGAACGTCAAGTTCATGAACCGTAAAACGAATCAGATGGCTGTTTTTTTCCACGCGGTGGTCTTCTTCCTCGTGTACAGCCTCATTGCTCGCGCGATGGGTCTCGTACTCACCAAGACCGATCTCATAGTGACCACTGCGCTCTTCCTCGCTCTCAGCCCCGGTCTCCTTCTCACCCTCCCTCCTGGCTCGGGTGGCGTTTTCCGCTCGGGTCAAACCAGCCTTCCAGCTGTGTTGACTCACGCCGTCGTATTTGCGGTGATCTTCGCGGTTTTACGTCGTCAATTTCCTCAATTCTATTAAGTAAGAAGATGAAGTATCTTGTACTCGGTCCAGCTTCTATGGGAATATTCTCTCTCATCGGGGCTTTGAAGGCAAGAGAATCTTCACTCGCGGATGTGAAAGAAATTTCAGGGTCTTCAGCGGGTGCAATTTTAGCTTTATTTTTAGCAGTTGGGATGTCCGTGGATGAAATATTAGATACATCATTATCATTAAATATCCCCAACTTTGTTAAAATACGTATAGGGTCATTTTTTAACAAATTTGGTTTTGTTGATATGGGACCTATTCGTAAAAAGTTGGTTGAAATTTGTGGAAGGGATCCCACATTCAAAGAAATTGATATGAAAATATACATTTCAGCATTTTGTATGAATACTTCTGAAACTGTCTATTTTTCTAAAGATACACATCCGGATATGAAAGTGATAGATGCAGTGTGTATGAGTATGGCTGTACCTTTCATATTTGCATGTGGTAAATATAATAGTGAGACATATGTTGATGGTGGAATGAAAGAAGAATATCCATTAGCGCCTTTTTACGGTAAACAAACACATGAAATTACGTGTATAAAAATTAAAATGAATCGTGTGTACCAAGAAGATATACAAACCCCTAAAGAATTTGTACAAACACTCGTTCGTTCGGCACTATCTAATCGTATAAAATATGACACACCCATAGAAATCATTGAAATAAATGTAGGTGACGCAGATGTGTTTGATTTCAACATGGACTATGAAGAAAAATTACGTTTATTCAATACAGGCTATTCGACATAACACTTTTTTTATCAGTTTACAGTATATGATAGAGGTTTGTGATCCAGACGCAGATCTAGATGTCCTAAAAAAACTCATCAAGATGAATACAGGACACACCATTAAACTGACAAAAGAACAGACATGTCAGGTCTACGATGATATTAAGGCGGGGACGTTACCTCTCCCACCTT